CATTGATGACGCATGTACCGATGGTCCCGAGGGTGAGGACCGGTCACCTGACGCCAGGCTCTTTGGGCCGCTATCGTCTGCGTGTATCGGAGCATCCATATCGAGACCGAGGGTTCGCACTTTTAAAAGAAGATGTATGTTCAAAACATAAAATGACCCTTTCTTTTGAAGACAGCAAAAGAAATTTGAGTACGGTGACGTGCTCAACGGGGACGCATCCGACGGTTGGGTGCAAACCTGCAGACTCACAGGTTGAAGTACTGAGCGAGGCCCCTCCGGCTACTAGCCGAGCTCCTACCACACGCGTTCGTGGGCGTCGCGGTAAGGTATTGTCCTATGTCTCTGATCTCCAGATTGAATTTGAGGAGGATCACCACGATTTGCATGTTGTGAAGAAGCATGCAAAAGAGTGCGCACGGCGAAAGCAAGAGAATGCCGACCGAAAGAGCAAAGAGTTTCGGGGGTATCGAGGGAGGAAGAACCGTGTGCAAAATGATGACGCCAAGCACATTGCTGCGAGTCGCCGGACGAGGTTCGGCATGCAAGGCGTCAAGTCCTCGTTATCAACCGCTATGGCGGCGTTCAACACCTATGTGCGCATCGGCAAGTTGCCGACTGGCCCTGTGGATCCTTTTCGTAGATTGAAAGGTGTTGACAAGCGTGCATTGGCTGAGATGATTGCCAAGATGCTTGAGCGAGGCGGCGTGGAGCTCAATCCTGGGCCGCGCGACATTTGCGATAATTGTGGTGGTAAAGGTCACAAGAAAAGTGAGTGTCCATCACAGAAAAACGCGAAACGCATTGCCAAGAATCACGGACCGCGCGATAAGTCAGCGTGGGTCAAGAAGGGCGTGCGTAATGACGACGATCGTGCCGCTGGTGACCGTATTGCAGCACAAGAGAAACGCGATGAAGAACGCGAGAAACAACCTCCTCCGTTGTTGGAGGTTGGCCGGGAAGTGACAGCCTGTGCAACGCGTTACGGCGATTTTCGTCGCGAGGTCAAGAATGTGATAACGACATTTGACCTGGTCATCTTCGTCACTGCCGTGCTGGTTGCTGCTCTGTTCTTTGTGGGCACAATTTACCTCAGCCAGTACGGATTGTCGGTTGTGTTCGTCCGACTGGGCCTGTTCATTGTGATGCAAGCACGCCTGTTCTTGCGGGAGCGTGCGAATTTCTTCGATCGGTTGAAGTTTGTAGTATCACTTGTGCAAGCACCATTCTTGCTCGTTCAGTTTGTGGGTCGTTTGTTCTCGGACTCGATCTTTCTGGTGATCATGGATGAGTTGGGGGTCTTTGTACAGCTAGTTAGTTTTGTATCGATCTTCTTCCCATCCAAATGGTCAACAGATTGGCGTGTGCGGGGGCAAGACTTGTTCGTGGGCAAGGGAACCGACGATGATTATGCCGTGGAGCATGGCCTCGTAAAAGAGGGCATGGTTGTTGAGTATGCACCCGTGAGGGATGTGCAGGAAATTGGCGGTTTGTTGCCAACTCAGCAGCGATTGGAGCACGCCACGGCAGCAGGGCTCGTGTCAATGAATTACATTCGACATGACATTGGCCCGAATGGTAAGATCCGCAGGACGAGTAATGCAATTGTGATCTCGTCCGCATTGCACAAGTTGTTGCGCTTGCGGATCACGAACATGCTTGGCATGGAGAGAGAAAAAGCAATCGTTGAGCTGATGCGGTATGCCGAAAACCAGAACAGCATCCGATTGCCTCCAGACAACGACGTTGGTTTGTACCCGATTACATTGAATACCGTACATTACGCCGTTGATCGCATGTTCGCTGTCCCGTCGTGCCCAAACGCCGGGACTGCTTGCTTCTACTAAAACAGCAAACATATTTGCACCCATACCCACCGACGATGGTGAAGGTGACGGCGCCGACTGAGATGAAATCAGGAGACATCGTTGAGCATGAACGCTATGCGCCAGTTCAGCCTTCATACATCGCCTTACCAGTGTGGTGGGTGGATGCAGTGTTGCCGACACCAACCCGTACGGGTGTCGCAGCACAGAAGCAAGCAGTGCTCTTACGTGTGGGAAAGAAGACTCCTGACATTGACATGTCCAGTCGCCAAGGTGGCTTCCATGATTTTGCACACCATTGTTGTTGCCAGAATAAGATTCGTATTGGTGACGCTGGTTTGCGCCCGGATGAAGATTTCTTTTCGTTTACGGCTTTCATGGAGTGGTTGGATGGCACGCATTATTCGGGGCCGAGAAAGCGCCAGTTGATACAGATCAGAAAGCGCATGGGGGATTTTCCCTCCATGAAATTGCTTCGTGAGTGGTCTGTCAACAAGTGCCATGTGAAGTGTGAGGGTTATCCAACTTACAAGCCACCGCGTGGGATCATGTCAAGGACCGACTACATCAAGGTGTGGATAGGGCCTTTGATGAAGAAGTGTGAGCATATTGTTTACCGGCTGAAGGAATTCATTAAACACATCAAACATGATGTGCGCGCTGCGTACATGCGTGATCGTATGCAGCGTGCCGGCTGCAAGTATGCTGAAACGGACTATAGTTCGTTTGAGGGTGCAATGCGTCAAAAGATCATGCGCTGTGCCGAGTTCAGTGCTTTACGTTACTTATGTCGCTTGAACGAATTGGCATTACAACGCATTCGGCAGTTTGAAAGTCTGTGTACAGGCATTAATATCATGCGTTATACGGACATCACTGCGAAGATCTTGGCCAGGCGTATGTCAGGTGAAATGACTACGTCGTTTGGGAATGGCTGGACAAATTTGATGCTCGCAACGTTTGTGCTCAGAGATGTTGCGCCTGATGCACCCATTTTAGTCGAGGGCGACGATGGTTTGGTCACCTTGCCACCTGAGTGTCAGCGTGTATTTACACCTGAAGCCTTTGCACGTTTGGGGTTCGTCATTAAGATTGATTGGCATGACGACCTGTCGGGTGCAGGATTTTGTGGCATAGTGTGTGACCCCCAACAGGAAGCGATCATTACTGATCCGATCTCCGCGATCGCTTCAATTGGCTGGTGCAGCGGTGCTGCATTGCGGTCAGGTGTTGGAACACAACTTGCATTACTGCGTGCGAAAGCGCTATCGTTGGCGTACCAGTATCCAGGTTGTCCTATCCTGTCTGCTTTGGCACGTGTCGGTGTACGTTTAAGCCACGGTTATAAATTGGATCCAATTGAGAACCCCTTCTTCGATGGTTGGCATAAAGACATTTTGATCGATGCCGAGAAGAGGGTGACTCGAGAACTTTTGGACAAATCAGTGCATTATGGCACTCGCATGTTGATGTCTCGTAAATACGGGATTTCCGTTCATGATCAGTTGCGTACAGAGCAATACTTGGATGGAATTACGAGTGCAGGTGCATTGTCCATGCCGTGGTTGGCGAGTCACGCTACGAGTGACATGCTGGATGCAGCGCACTACTATGTACGTACGTATGCTGCAGGTACACCCTGGAAC